GTTGGCACTGTATCAGGTACAAGCATAAGTTTTGCCAGTAATGTTATTTTTGCTGATAATCAAACAAAGTATATAGCCCCCACTTTTGACACTGCCAACAATAAAGTTGTGATTGCCTTTATAAACGGTAGCTCTACAGATCAAGGACAGGTTGTTGTTGGTGATATAAATAGCAGTGGAGTTATAAGTTTTGGGAGTGCTGTTACATACAACGCTGAAATAGAAGAATTTCAAGGAATCGCCTTTGACAGTAATGCTAACAAAGTTGTTATTGCGTATGATTCTAAACCCACAAGCAAGGGACAGGTGATAAGCGGCACAGTTAGTGGCACAAGTATAACCTTTGATTCTGAGACAGTATTTGAAGCTGCAAGTGTTGAAGGTGTTTCTGTTGCTTTTGATAGCAATGCCAACAAAAATGTGATTTCTTATATAGATGCAGGAAACTCAAATTATGGTACTTCTGTTGTTTTTACTCCTGGTTCTACAACCCTCACCTCAGAAAACTACATTGGTATGTCGAGGGGCGTGGCTTTTCAAAGTCCAATCGCTGAAGGCGTTGGAAGTGCCGTACAATACAAAGCAGCGAGTTTTGCATATGGCCCTTTAGTCTTTGACTCAAATGCAAATAAAACAGTTTTTGCTTATCCAGATGCAGGAGATAGTAATAAAGGAAAAGCTAAAGTTGCAACCGTTAGCGGCACATCAATTAGTTTTGGTAGTGAGGCGACTTTTACGACTAATCATTGTGACCAATTAGAAAGTGTTTTTGACAGCAGCAATAATAAAGTCGTTATTGTGTATAGAGATCAAGATAACTCCAGTTACGGAACCGCAGTTGTGGGGACTGTATCTGGAACAAGTATTACTTTTGGATCTCCTGTTGTTTTTAATTCTGCAAACTGCTTTTGGTTTGGTATAGCATTTGACTCAACCAATAATAAAGTTGTAATTGCATATAGGGATCAAGGAAATAGCGGTTATGGCACAGCAATTGTCGGCACCGTTTCTGGAACTTCTATCTCTTTTGGAAGTGAAACTACTTTTGAAAGTGCAGTTTCCGTAAGGAATCAATTAGTATATGACACAACAAATCAAAAAATTGTTTTAGCATACATTAATGGAAGCACCAGTGGGCCTTTGCAATCTAGAGTCGGCACTGTTAGTGGAACCTCTATTTCTTTTGGTAGTGAAGTAACCATTGACTCAGATACTTGTTTTGAGCCACAATTAGTTTTTAATCCAGACACAGGCACTGTAATTGTTATTTATTATAATAGTACAGACGGAAACGGAACCTCTAAAATAGGGACAGTTAGCGGAACATCCATAAGTTTTAGTTCTGAGACAGTATTTAACAGCGGAGGGACATCAGACATGGATATAGTGTATGATAGCAACGCTCAAAAAGTTGTCGTGACTTATAAAAAATCAGATGCTGATGGGTTTTTAAAAGTTGGAACTGTTGGAGCTTCTTCCATAAGTTACGGCACTGAATTAGAATTTGCAGATTACGACATAAGTTATACGAACTCAGCCTTTGACAGTAACTTAAATAAAGTTGTTATCGGTTATGCTGATTTAAGTAATTCTAATTATGGAACTGCCATAGTTTTTCAGAATACAGGCACAGAGACAATTAGAGGTCAAGTAGCAGACGGTGGTAATGCATTAGTAGATGTCATAGGCTCTGTGTCAGACAACCAGATCGGTCTTACCGCAGGACAACAATACTTTGTACAAACAGATGGAACGATAAGCACAACGGCAGATGACCCAAGTGTACTGGCAGGGACGGCTATCTCTGCAACCGAACTCGTAGTAAAAACATAGGTGATGAATGCCACTAACCAAACTTCAGTTCCGCCCAGGTGTCAATCGAGAGACTACCTCTTACACCAATGAGGGCGGTTGGTTTGATGTAGACAAGGTACGTTTTCGGTTTGGTATGCCTGAAAAGATCGGTGGATGGTTAAAGTTCACGACTGCATCGTACTTAGGCACAGCAAGAGCTATGCACCCTTGGGTGGCCTTAGACAATAGCCGACTAATCGGCATCGGCACCTCATTAAAGTATTACATCAACCAAGACGGTGGTGCTTTTAATGATATAACACCGATTAGAAATACGACAGCGGCGGGTGATGTGACCTTTGCTGCTACTAACGGATCATCAGTAATTACGGTAACAGATACAGCGCACGGTGCGGTGGTAAATGATTTTGTAACGTTTAGTGGGGCTGCAAGTCTTGGCGGTAACATAACCGCAACTGTATTAAACCAAGAGTACAACATTACTGAAATAATAAATGATAATAGTTATAAGATCTCTGCTCGAGCAGCAGGTACATCTTTAGCTAGTATAACTGTAAACGGTGCCTTGGTTCCTAGCTTAGTCAGCGCAAGTGGATCAGACTCAGGAAACGGTGGTAGTTCTGTAGTAGGAACTTATCAAGTAAATGTTGGGCTAGACACAACTGCGACAGGAGCAGGTTGGGGCGTTGGTACTTGGGGTAGTGATGGTTGGGGTGAAGCAGCTACTACACCTATTGTTACAAATACTTTGCGTATTTGGTCACACGATAACTTTGGTGAAGATCTTCTTATAAACGTGCGTAACGGTGGTATATATTATTGGGATAAAACAGGTGGTTTTGCAACGAGAGCGGTTAATCTTAGCTCTTTGTCAGGGTCAACGAGCGCACCATCAATTGCAAAACAAATTCTTGTTTCCGATAGGGATAGGCACATAATTGCTTTTGGTTGCGACCCAGAAGCTAATCCAGGTGTGCAAGATCCGCTTGTCATACGCTTCTCTTCACAGGAAAGTTTAACAGATTGGGCCTCAACAGCCACCAACACGGCAGGAGAGTTGCGTCTTGGCTCTGGGTCAGAGATTGTTACCGCTGTTGAAACGAGACAGCAGATTTTGGTGTACACAGATGAGTCTTTGTACGCTATGCAGTTTCTAGGACCACCTTTTACTTTTGGTGTAAACCTTGTGTCAGAGAACATAACGACCATGGGGCCACTTTCTGCGGTTGCTGTAGAAGACAACGTGTTCTGGATGGGATTAAAAGAGTTCTATGTTTACGGTGGTACGGTACAAAGACTACCATGCTCCGTTAGAGACTTTGTTTTTGATGATTTTAACCTTTTACAACGAGAAAAGGTTGTGGCTGCAACTAATACAGCTTTTTCTGAGGTTTGGTGGTTCTATCCATCTGCAAGCAGCGATACAAACGACAGATATGTGATATACAATTATGAGCAACAGGTTTGGTATTATGGCGCACTTGCAAGAAGTTATTGGATGGATCGTGGTATCTTCGACAACCCTATTGCAGCAGGGCCAAACAATTATCTCTACACTCAAGAATCTGGATTTGATGACGATGGGTCTGCACTTACTGCATATATTGAATCAAGCCAAATGGACATCGGAGACGGGGAGCAGTTTTCTTTTATCCGTCGCATGATACCAGATCTCACCTTCCGCGGATCTACTGCGGGCAGTCCCTCTGCAAATATAACAGTAAAAACAAGAAATTTTCCCGGGGGCAATTATTTACAGTCTACTTCAAGTGCTGTAACAAAATCGGCATCCGTTCCTGTCGAGCAGTTTACGGATCAGGTGCATTTGCGTTTACGGGGTAGAAGTTTTGCGGTTAGGGTGGAGTCCACAGCAACGGGTGTTGGATGGCGGCTTGGCTCTCCACGGTTGGATATACGGCCTGATGGGAGAAGATAGTGTCAAGAAACCTGATCCTACCCTTCTTTGCTGTACCCCCGACGCAGTACGATCAACAATACTTCGCGAACCTCACGCGAAGTTTTGCCATTTACATGGAGCAACAACAAAATCCGGGCGAGGAAAGGGCAACAAAGCTGACCCTTACGGACTTGCAAACGGATGATTCGGGCTTAGAAAATGGAGCATTGTTTCAACAGGATGGTTTTGTTAAGATAGCTTTAATTAATAAACCGCATGTGCGCGGCTCCAGTGCAACAGGAGCGGTTGGAACGGTAACGGTGACAACGACATGAGTGATGACACAATTTTAATAATGTCTAACGGTTCTAAGTGGAAACCTGCGACAAGTTCTGATATAGTGCATTGTGTACACTGTGATAATGCAGTTGACACCCCCGCAGAGGTCGCGAGTTACCCAGATGGTAATTGCCCAGATTGTGGCAGATCGTGGACAGGCGCAGAGCGACGCAGCACCTCTATAACCGTGACTGCCCCCGAAGCGATCTCAGGAGAAGCCTAATGCAGTATGAAACAATAACAATGCCAGACGCGGGTATCGGTTCGTTTCTTACTTCCAATATGGATGAGATAGATGACAATATCCTGATGTTTGGTAACGCAGGCGGCA